CAACTTCTTGGATAAGTTCTTCTAAAAATTTATTAAGATTTTGTTCCATTGACATTTTTTATCTCCTTAATCAACTCATAAGACATCATTAAAGCTGAAACTTGTTCATCTGTAATTTTCTTACCGATTTTCTGTTTTTTCAAAACATTTATTGTTTCTCTCAACTTTATTTTTGTAATCTTATCTTTCATACCTTTATACATTGAATGTAAAGATGTGATTGTTTCAATTAACTGAGATTCAAAATACTCATTAAACTTTGATGTGTTAGTAACATTATTAATATACTCTCTTAATAATCCTTTTTGTGATTTATCTAAAGTAGTATATTTTTTGTTAAAAGTTTCAACAAGAATCTTATATGTCAACAATCTAAGGTCTTTTTCTTGTTTTTTGTATTCTTCAACTAATTTATCTTGTTTAGCATTTTTTGTAATTTGGGAATTCGATGAAATGTGCTCTACAATAGTTATTTTAGAATTAAATACATCTTTAACATCAAGAATATTATTCTTTTTACCTTCAAATAATTTATGAATTGATGCTAAAATTTTATAATTTGTTACGGGAGATGATAAAAAATTATTTATTTCAAAATTTTCTTTAATAGATTTAATAAGATTATATTTTTCTCGTTGAATTGTTTTATAATTTATTTTAGTATGTGCTTCTAAAATAGCATCAATAAACTTTTCAGCCTTTGATTCTGTATTATATCTTTCATTTATTAAAAGATTAAATAATCTAAGTTCTTTAGATAATTCTGTTCCTCTGCCATAGAATTCTTTAATTATTCCTTTAGCCTTTTCCTCACTACCATTTAGTATTTCCATGGTAATTTGTCGAGTTAAAAGCTCAAAAAGAAAACCAGTATTCTTAAATTTTGAGTGTTTTATTTTTTTCATCGTTATTTTTTCCTATTATGATATAGTAAATTTCCCTTATATAAATATAAAATTATATAAGATTAATTAATTTTCAGTATCTTTGAGGATATTCTCCTCATCTAACATACCTTTTAATTCATGTAAATATTTTCTTTTTGATGCAATACCATTAATATATTGTATAGCTTTTTCTTCAGAAGTTGTGTTTCTTTTAGCATCTTTTCTTTCTTTATCTCCTAAAGGGTCTCTCCCATATGGGTGTTTATCTTTTCCATATGTTCCACCTTCTTTCGGTCTACCACCTTTATCTTTTATTTCTTGTTTTAGTTTTTCAATTGATTCCTCAATATCATCTGGCTCTTCATCTTCTTGTGCAGGGTCATTACCCTCATCTTCAATAGAACGGAATCTATATCTATCTTTTAAATCATCTAACATCTGAACTCTTTGTTCATCGGATTCTCCATCTGATAATTTAAATACATTATCATATACCCAATCTTTAGATAACATATTAAGACCTTGTATATCTTGAGCTAATCTAATTTTTTCACTCCAAAGATTTAATTTTTCTTGTTCGTAAATAAAAGATGGATTTACTAATTGTAATTCAAAGTTTGTCATTTCTGAATCAGTAACTCCTTGTGCATATAAATGTACTATTGCAATTTTAGTTAATTCAGATACTACGGTTCTTTGTATTCTTTCTATTGTTCTTGCGAATCTAACATCTTCTGCAGCAAGAGTTGCTTTACCACCTACATTTTCTTCATATCCTAAATAAGCTTTTGGAATCTTTAGAGCTGCAAATAATTTGTTTTTTAGATAATCAATATCCTCAATACTTGCATATTCTAAACCAGCAAGATTTTCAATATTGGTTCCACTATCACCACCACGAACAGGTAGATAAAAATCTTCTGTTAGGTTTTGCATATTGTACTTTAAGTTGTAATCACCAGTATTTCTATCAACAAAAGGAACTTTCTTCATCTTGTTCATAATTCTTTGCATATAGTTATCTACTTCTGTTGGAGGTATGTTTCCTATATCTACTTTGAAAACTCTCTTTTCAGGTGCTCTCATAATTCTATGGATTAACATTGCATCTTCCATTAAAGATAATTGTTTCCACAATCTTCGTCCATTCTCAATCATAGATTTACCATATGGTAACCAGTTTGTATCTGCTAATAATCTAAAGTGAGCAACTTCAAAGTTTTCGTATTGTTCTTTTCCATTTGGGTCTTCAGTAATTTTAAACTTTACTGAGTTTGGATTCGATGGGTCTGTTCTTTCTAATCTTTCTGTGTTGTAAACTGAATGAGGTGTAACGTTAACAATACCTTTACCTTCAGCGATTTCTAAACCTAAGAAGAAATCTCCATACTTACACATATTTCTTACCCAAGGCCATAAGTTGAATTCAATATTAAGAACATCATAAAATAAGTTTCTTAATATTTCTTGTACTTGTTGATTATCAGATACAATTCCAAGAGTATCACCAAATTCATTTTTTAGTGTTGATTCATCTGCGTATATATCAAGAGCTGATGCTAATATTGGGTCATTATCCATTGCATCAAAATCTCTAAAAACTTCTCTACGAACTTGTTGGTATGCCATTGATTGAGCACCACCTGCTTGTTCATAGAAACCTTTTTGTAGTTTCGTGTACCTATCTCTTAAAGAAGATAAGTTAGTTTGTTGTCTCTCATCGGTATCAATTACTTTTCTCTTACCCTCCTTATCAACAGTAACAACTGCTTGAGTACGAAAGAGTTTCGTTAATCTACCAAAAAATGAAGTATCTGCCATTTTGTTCCTAATTTAAATTATAACCTTTATTTGTTTTTGTTTTACCATTTTCTACAAGACCAGTATCTTGCTTTGTGTCTTGGTCCTGGTGAATCACAATTGTGTCTAGCTCTAAATGCTTTTCTTGCATCAGGATTATTCTTTCGAATAGACATTGTTTTTTCTCCTGATTTCTTTGCTGAACTTCCTCCATGTCCAAAGTTTACTTTTACTACATTACCTTTGGGGTTTTTGACATATACTTTGAATTTCTTAGTATCACCTTGCATTGGTTTTCCAAGTTTAACTGTTCTACCTTGATACTCAGCTTCATTCATATCAGATTTGTATTCTTTCATGAATTCACAGAATTCTTTTATATCGTGATAATTTTCCACAGTATATTCTTCTGTGTGTATTTCTTCGTTAAGTAAATTTTTTAATGATATCATAGTTATTTCTCCTTATATTATAAATATATAGTTATTTAATTAACCAAGTTAAATCTTCATTACTATCCCCAACCCGCATTTTCCATGGGTTTTCATCCATAGAAGCATTACCACCAAATCCCATTCCAGCAACATCCAATTGATGTGCTCCAATTCCACCTAATGCCTGTTTTGTTAAATCAATTCCTTCTTGTCTTAATCTCAAAGCAGTATCTCTAACCCACAACGATATTGCAAGGGACATCGTTAAATCATCATTATAACCCCTCATTGCTTCTGCTCTATTACCATTCCATATAAATGTAAATAATTCATCTATTGTTCTTTGTGAACGAATTGTAACGGATTTTTCTCTAATGTATTGTTCTAATTTAGATATGATTAGAGGTCTTGTTTTAGATGTTGTACTAAAACCTGCAGTTAACCCTCTATCTTGTGCTCTGTATTTGTTTGTTAATTGATTCTCTACATCTACATACTTTAAATCTTTACTCATATAGAAAAGGTTTCCATATCCTCTATCAATTACTTGTTGAATTACTGCCCAACCAATATTTGCGTTCTCAACTACTAGTAATGCATTGTTATAATCGGTTGCAAGAGATACAAGAAAATTTCCAAAATCTTTTGTATCTAATTTACCTTTATATTCTGCAACTTGAGATGATTCTTCTATATCAATAACATGACATGCCGAGAAATCGGCAGCATCACCACGAGCAACATCGGCAACTACCATGTAAGATTTCTGATAGTTTGGATATTCCCATTTCCAAAGATTTCCATCGAATCCAGTCTTTTCAACTGGTTCTTGGATAAATGATTCTTTATAGAACATAAGGAGTTGTGGGTCTATCACAGTATCACCCGAAGATACAAAATCACAATCACATTCTTGTGCTGCTCCTTTTGGTCCTAATAAAACTTCTTGTTCATCTCTCCAATCTTGGTCTCTTTCTGGATGTACACTCCAATGTAATCTAATAGTGTTAAAAGTATTTGTTTCTTCTTCTGCACCTACCCAAGTTTTGTGAAAAAAGTTTCCTACACCATTTGGAGTAGATAGGATAATTGCATTACCCCCAGTCGATAGTGTTGATTGTGCCGATACCCAAATATCTTCAATCTTATCAATAAATGCTGCCTCATCAAATACTAATAAAGATAATGCTTCAGAACGACCAGCATCACCAGCGGCTGAAGTTGCTTTTATCTGAGAACCATTCGAGTATCTTAAGGATAGTTTGTTATCCTCTACTGTATTTTGTTTTAACCATGATGGTAAATATTGATTCATTACACGAACCTTCGTTACAAGGTTCTTGGCAACTTCTTGTTTAGTTGCAATTACCAATACATTAAAATCTTGATTGAATAACATCTTCCAAAGTGAAAATCCCGCAGTTAAGGTTGAGATACCCGTTTGTCGAGATTTAAGAATGATGTTGTATCTGTGTTCTGCGAATTGGTCTAAAGTTCTTTCTTGAAACTGATATAAGTGAAAAGGAATTTTCCCCCTAACTGGATGTTGTATCATACAGTACTTCTTCATGAAGTATATAGGGTCTTGAGCACATTTCTGATACTCAAGTTTTATTATTTCTTTTAAACTTTGTTTAGCCATTCTATTTTTTTCCTAGTTTCCAATACATAGAACCACCAACAAATGGTTTATACTCACCAAGTTGATTTGATATACCAAGATTTAAACCATAGATGTTTAATTTCTTTGTTTTAAATAAAACATTACCACTAAGATTATTTAATCCATTGGTTTGGTCTATTCCTGTTCCAAATCCAATATAAAATTCATTCTTTGGTAATTCTTTTACTATTGTAGTATTATAAACTGTTGGAATCTTGAAATACCAATCGATTTCTCTTGATTCAATTCTGTTTTGTGAAATAACATCAGTAAGAATACCAAATCCTAAATCTCCACTTGGTTTGTTACCTACTGAATCAGTAACTACATCAGGAAAATCATATGCTAAACTTAATGTATCTTTGACTGTTATCTTTGAAAAGTAATCTTTAATAATTGCAAGTGAATCTACATCAACTGGTATCTCTACTTCCTTAATTACTTCTTTTGTAATATACTTCGGTACATACTTTGTTACTTTAACTTCTTTTTCTACATATATCGTATCAGTTTTTGATTCTAATAACTCATATTGTTCTCCATCTACTTCTACAAGAGTCTTATCTCCATAATCTTCTCCACACCCTCTTAAAAATAAAATAATTCCTAATAAAAGAAGGATTACTACTTCCCTCCATCGTTTAATCAATAAACTAAATATAATGCTCATAATTTTTTTCCCTTAATTTATCAAAAGCTTCTTCTCTTTTGACTTCTAATTCTTTAATTTCGTTTTCGCCGTAATCAATAAGTTCTTGTATCTCGGCTTTAACTTCACTAATTGGTTTTGGTAACTTCCATGTTTCGGTAACCTTACCATCTGAACCTATCATTTCATATTCTTCTTTAAGTTCATCTATTGATTGTTTATATGAATCTAATTTAGCTTTTCCATACACAATCATCTTTGTCCAAACTTTATAATTTTGATATTCTTCCCATAAACCAGCAGTTCGTATTTGATGTTCTTTATCAATAGTACATTCCATACAAAATCCACCTCGTTGGATAAATTTTAAATCTTTATCGGTTTTCTTAATGGTTTTACATTCAGAATTTTTACAACTTGTTTTTTCTTGAAGGTAATTTCTAATTTCTTGAAAAGCTTCAGAGTTTTTTCCTGTCTTTAGGATGTATCCTTCTTTTTTCTCGTATCTATTATGCTCATCTTCCCAAACATCACCAACATTACGAGTTTCTTTTATTTTATCATACCCAATGGTAGTATTTTTATCATACTCACCAGTTTGTACCATATCTACCAACTTTCTACGAGTTGGGTGCATATACTTCTTCTTGAATTCTTTACCCATTTTTACATATTAGGTTATATTGTTACATATATAAATATATAAAAATAGAGAAACCGAAATTTTAAAAGAAAATACCTAGTATCTGATTTACGGATGCGAATGTACCTGTAAGTTTAAAAGTATTTCCTTTATATAAGAACACAATACCTTCATTCGGTACAATTTTTTTAGAACCACCGATAGATTTTAATCTACCAAGTTCTAATTTAAGTTTTTCTATCTTTTTTGGGTCACCTGATTTCTTAACATCTTTAATTGTCTTATCAATTCGTTTTTTCATATCACGAACTGCTCCATCAGCATTAACTGTTAGTGCAGATGAGGTAAACTCTAACACTTCTGCACCTAAACCTAAGAATATTTGTTCAAACTTCATTAAGTTCTTTTTACTAATCTTCTTTTGGTCTTCTTTATCTATTTTCTTAGCCCATTCTAATGTTTTTTCATCAGTAATGTTCTTTTTATCTAATCTAAACTTCTTATCCATGAATGCCCATCTCTTAACTAACCCCATTTTGGTTTTATTATCAAGTGATGATGGAGAATTCTTATCAACCCATTGTTCCCACCATGATTGGTGATAGTTTGCAACACCATCAGTATCTTTTAAACTAAACTCACTCTGCAATTTGGATATCATTGATGAGTATTTACTACGTTTAGTAGATAAATCTTGTGATTTTGGTAATTTTACAATAGGAGGTCCTTGAATAGTGTAATTATCTTGTACATCTTTGTTAACTTGTTTAATCATACCAGCTAATATTCTAGCCA